CTGTATAAATTTCCATGTATTTCTTTGAAGTTCTTTATTCCTATCCTTTGCATTTCTTTTATTTCACTAAAATAATCACCCGTGTAGTCTTCTATCGCACCTTTTATTCGCTCTGCTCTCTCCTCACTTATTTTTATTCCAGCATCTTCATAGTACTTCTTTATCCTTTTTACTTTTTCCTCTTCTTTTAATGGGAATGCTTCATGACCCACTCTTCTTTCACGTAGTCTTGGTTCTGGTTTAGCTGGTTTTGGCTTGGTTCCTGGTTTTGGTTTGGTTCCTGGTTTTGGTTTCTTCACTTTTACCAAATCATCTTCATAAAAATAATCCATTGCTGGAGCTGCGTATCCTTCCGGGATAAGATAAGGCACGAGGGTACATCTACAATTAATCCATTGTGATATATCCCCACTTCTATCCCCTGGTCTGGTTAGTCCGTTACTGAAGGGTTTCCCTACTGGTGATATCTGGCCATCCAATGCTGTATGATCCGCTACATCCCCTGGCTCGTTTCCTCTTACCCTTTCGTCCTGTGCGGTCCTCCACATATCATATTGAATACCGAGCTGCATTTCTGTCGCTTCTGCTCCTCTGTTCTGGGCTGAATTTATTTCTGTTCTGGCCACTCTTTCTAATTCGTAACCTTCCATTCTCTCGAATACATTTTCGAGATTATCCGCTGCTTCATCTATCCCGTATCCTTCTCCATAGCTTTCTTTTAGGTTATCCATCACATCCCCGGTAAGTCTTTCCATAGTACGTTCGGATGCTACGAATACCTGCTCTTTTAACGAATCATATATTTCCCCGCTAAAACTTTCAAAGTCTATTTCTGTCGCCTGCTTTGTTAAGCTGCCATTAAGATAAAACATTAAATTATCTCTTACACTTTTCCCCAGGCCTTGCTTCTTTAATTCTGCTATGGTTCTCTCCATTCCTGCTCGTACTGCTTCTCTGGTATTCTCCATTACTATTTCGGCATATTCCCTTTTGGCTTCTGCCAGCGGTGCGAGCAGGGCTTTTCTTTCCATGTCGGAGGATGGTATATGACCCAGCTTCTTCAACTCTTGCATAATTTTTTTATTCTTTTTTCTTATTAGTTTCCTTAATTTCTGATAGAGCCTATTTTCCTCTTTAACCAGTTTTGCGGGAATCCTTTTCCAGCTCCTTAATTGCTTTTGTAATCCTTCTATCTCTATCAGAAGTCTTAGAACTTGTTTCTCTAACATACTCTATAAATACCTCTATTAATTTACTTTTTAACCCCTGCAGTACTCCTGTTAGTTCGCTCTCTGGTATAAAGTTCCCGGCATCAATAGCCTGGCCATTCAAATAATGCAAATCCATAGCTGGGTTGTCTTCGTATTTCTCTATTCCGAATTTCCCTCCTATGTATTCTATGGCCTGGTTCGGTGTCATGATTGCCTTATCTACTAATTTTGTTACCCGGTCTATGTCTTTATCGATATTTTCTAAATCTATAGAATTTAGTACCCATTTCCAATCGGTTATTTCCAAGGTTGGTAATATAGAATGGTTCATTATATTATTAAATACTTCCTGTCGTGGTAGGATTACGCTGGAATAATATATTTTGGTTGATTCTGCCCCCAGGTTCCCTGCCAGCGAACCTGTTTCGTATATTCCCATGCGGTATGGTGGTATAGCGTGGGCTGTGATTACTTCGTTGCGGTTATCTACTCTGTATAATCTGAAGGAAGCTTCTTTGATGTCGGTTGATAAAGGTTCTACCTTTATGGTTATTTCTCCTCCTACTGCTCCGTTAGGCTTTGGTATGGTTAGGATCATAACTGATTGCGGATTTTTAATAACTTCTTTAAATTTTTCCTCTATATTTTCTACTAACTTTGTCTTCCCTGTCTCCGGGTTTACGTCTCCAGGGTCAAAGTCTCCTGATATTGAAACCATATAAGCTGGCACTCCGTAATTATTAAAAAATGCTATATTATAATCCCTTCTGGATATATCCCCGGTTATCGCTCCTATTGCTGGTGTTATATCCGGGATTCCATAAAAACAGCTTCTGGGAGTATAATTAACATTCCATATGATCTCATTTCCCCTGGTGTCTTTATTCAGACTATTTCTTTTGGATTCTTTCCCATCTTCCTTCGCTACTTCCTTTTCGTATCCGAAGTTCCTGAACCATGATTTATTATTATTTCTGAATTGGCAATATTTATTTCCGTTACTATGTATTCTCACGGTGTGAGCTGGTATGTGCTTTATCATGTTGACTGGCCCATCAAAACCATTATATTCCCTGGCCACTTCCATTGAGAAGAATCCTACTAATTCTTTATCAAGCTGCAATTTCTTAATGATTTCCTCTATTGGCTCTTCCTGTCCTTTACAGAATTCTTCTATTTTTTCCTTCTGCTCCATACTTGGGTTATCTACTATTGGCTCTAATCTCCAGCCATTCCCCGCTACATCTTCTGCCTTGGTTCTGCAGGCTCTCATATGGTATGTATTTATTTCCAATAGTTTTGCCATAGTAAGTGGTTCGTATAAAGGCTTTACTAAACTATCCCTTTCGTAGTCTGCCTTTGCAAATGTATCTTTTGATAATTGCTTACTCTCTGATGTTCTGTATCCTTCGAGTACATCCATTTTCACTACGGTATCCCGGTTTGTTACTACGCAATATGGTACCCACTTATTAGCTGTTGCTCCTGCTTTTTCTTTTTTCTTTCCCATATTCTCTTACCTCCTCTCTTATTAAAATAATGTTTCTGGTTTTCTTATTGTTTTAGCTATTCTTCTTTTGGCTATCTCTATATAATCTTTTTTTAATTCAACCCCGAGGTACCTCTTCCCCTGCTTCTTTGCTTCTACCCCTGTCGTACCTGATCCCATAAATGGGTCTAAAGTTACCCCTGGCTCAAAACCTGCGTTGCAGCCACAATCAGTATAACCTTTAAATTCATATTCCGCATTGGTTTTAACTTTGAATTTCGTTTTTGTTTCCTGACCTGCATGATGCTCTATTAAATTATTCTTACCAAGATATTTACTATATTCCTCTGTCGGTTTTAATATTTTCATTCTGGCCAATCCACATTTCTTACAAACATATTCAGGGCATCCAGCCTTAATCGGTGTTTCTATCAATACTTCTGGGAATACTGCAAAGTGTGCTTCTGGGAATGGCTGTGTCGAGATGGTCCAGACTGCTCGCTTATTTCGGCCTTGCCCATTTGGTCTCATATTCCTGTCACGATAAGTTTTCTGCCCTGTTGCTTCATCCCAATTACTTTTGTTATTTGCTTTTAAATTATCCCCTGCCCATCTATTTAATGGTTTTGTATATTGCTCAAATTGCTGTTCGAACCAATAGTCGTGTCCTTTCCAGAGGGATACTTTTTTTAACTCTTTTTTCCTGTATTTCCTTGCCTTCGGAGAATTATATTTTTCTGCATCTTCCATATTAATTTTGGTATTGCTATTTTCATAATTCTCACCTATCCTTCTCCATTCCCAATCCTTCCCTTCTATTCCCTTTATCCCTGATGGTCTTTCCTTCACACATTCCCCTGTTTTGCTGTTAGTCCAGAATTGAGTTTTATTGCTCTTAGTAAAGAAATATAAATATTCAAAGTCTACGGTGAATCTGTTTCTCGCTGATGAAGGCATACAATTCGGCTTATGCCAGATTATCGTATTTCTTAATATCCAACCTCGGTTTATCATCTCTATTGCAAATCTCTGGGGAATAAGGCAAAGGGATTTTGTCTTATATATTCTCCCTTTCGCAATATGTCCATAGTTTGATTCTTTAACTACCTCTTTTCCTCCGTAATTAGTACCTCCTTGTCCGCCTCCCCAATATGTATCCCCTAAATTCACCCAGCAAGTTCCATCATCTCTTAAAACTCTTTTTCCTTCATCAAATATATCGCATAAATGTTTTATATATAATTCGAATGTTGGCTCAAGTCCGAGGTTTCCTTTCCATGCTCCACATTTAACACAAAAACAATTTCCTTTATCATCACTTGCTCCTCTATCTTTATACCATCCTTCCTTCCCTGGGTTTGTTTCCCCTGATTTATGTTTTAAAGTAATTATTTTATTTCCCCATTCATGATTACAATTCTTATCCCCATCCCATATTTGTGGTTTGATTTTATAATCTCTTAATCCCCAATATGGTGGAGATGTAACTATACAATTTACGCTCCCTGCTGGTAAAGTCTTTAAAACTTCCTTTGTATCCCCTTGTATTATTCTATTATATTCCATTCCTTTTACTCCTTCTCTATAAATATCCTATCCATTTTCTTTTCTTTTCTATTATTTCTCCTTCCGGGTTTCTCCGCTCATAATATTTCAGTCCCTCGGGGTAATGTCTATATCCATTCTTTATCATGTTCATACCTTGTTTCAAAAAGGTAAGTTTTTTATTGCTATATTCGCAATTTAATAATTTGTTATTATGCTCAAATATTACAACCGCGTGGGCACTATATTTTCTTTCCCCTTCTTTGGTTTTATAATAACCTCCATAAATAATAAACCAAGCTTTACGTATTCCTATTACCCTGGTCAAAATATCTAATACCATAATTGCCATGTCTTCACAATCGTAGGTTTTTTTCTGATAGGTTTCGCTCGGTGATTGCCAGTAATCCTTTTTATCCTCTTTCCTTTTAAATGGTACTATAAAATAATTAAGTTTCGTTATGCTCTTTATCCCTTTCGTTGCTTTTATATATTCTTTGGTTAAATCCTCTTTTGGCCACTTGTCTTTAAATAAACACATTCCCTGCTCCTCCCCCCATCTTATTACGGATGACTAATTGCAGAAGGTATATCTCCTGGCCCTCCAGGATCACCCTTCCCGGTTACTTCTTTCCCTTCTTCTTTACTGATTAACTGTGTTTCGTCTATCCATGCAGATTCTATTCTGTTTCCATCCTTTAATTCCCTGGGTTGTATCTCGTATCTAACACAACCATTTAAATAAACTACTCTGGCTATTGCGGTCCCCTCAAAGTCTGTTATTTTATCTTTTAAAACTGTTCCTAATTTAAATTTATTCATTTCTTTTTTTCTCCTTCCTTTTATTCGATATGGTAAATCTATTATATTGTGACATCTCTGGCATAAGGCTCTTAAGTTATATTT